GCCCGGGAAGCCCAGGAAGCCCCGGAAGCCCAGGAAGCCCGGGAAGCCCAGGAAGCCCGGTAAGCCCGGGAAGCCCAGGAAGCCCGGGAAGCCCAGGAAGCCCCGGAAGCCCAGGAAGCACAGGAAGTGTTAATGGCAACAGCCCAAATCTTCATGGTCTAATCATGCTCCAGGATGGTCAATACTTCAAGGTTTCTGAGCTGGCCTGCCATGACGGGCCTGGTGGTAGCCCCGGGACACCTTACCCGGAAGCATTCGCTGACAGGCTACCGGAGCTTATGTCCCTACTGGACAAATGTCGTGTGGCCATAGTCGTCCCATGTCAAGTTATCAGCGGCTACAGGACACCGGCATATAATGCGGAGCTTGCCAATAAAAGCGCTGCCCACCAGGTAGCTTCCGGTAGCTACCATGTACAGGGGCAGGCCGCAGACATTAGACCGGCTGGCAAAACAGTGGCTGAGCTTCATGCTGCCATCATGGAATTGTACCTGGATGATAAGCTACCTGAGCTTGGCGGCATTGGATTCTACCCCAAGTCCGGCTGGGTTCACGTCGACACCGGGCATGCTCCTGGCGGGCATTTGCGGCGCTGGAACGGTACCTAGCAGCTCCTGTTCCTTGGTCATTGCTTTACCTGTACCCTGGTTGCCCAATCGGGACTGGAGCTGGTTGAAGTGGCCACGACAATCATGGGCGCTCTTGTCTTGTCCGGCCAGGGCGTGTCGCAGTCAGTCACGACAACGATAGCATCGGCCATCTTGTCGGCCTGCTTGATAGCGCTGGTCAGGTCGGTACCGCCCCCGCCCTGGAAGCCCTTTTTCTTCTTGCTAATCGACTTGACCGAGGCATCGCAGTCGATGGTAAAGAAGTCATACCGCTTGGTAATCTGCTGCACCGCCGTCAGGACTTCACTGCCATAGCCGCACATGCTGCCAGACGTGTCGATGACAAGCCCTACCTTAATTTTAGGAGCTGCCAAGGTCGGCCGGATTACCTGACCAGCGCGTGTACGACGGTGTATCTTTCCAAACGTATAGTCTGCACGACGGTTTGTAAGCTCCCGGGATTTACTACCCAGTAGGTGCGATAGCTTCCTGTCCCAAGAGGGGGGAAGAACCTCCCTTTTTGCAGCTTCCACGTCTGCCCACATGACAATGCTGTTCGGTACGTCGCCGCGACCATGCTGTTTGACATGTTCCTTCACCGCCTGTGCCGTACTGGCCCTGATTTGGTCTGCAATCTCCTGGCTAACACCTACCTTGTTACCGTCCTTATCGGTTGCTTCCAGTTCGTACTCTCCAGGTTCACCGCCTGACCCTGACCCGCACTTTGGCACTATCTTGACCCGCGTGACCGGTATCATGTCAAGATATTCCTCGCATGTCAGCCCTTCCTTGGCGCCGAAGTTGGAAGGGTGGACACAGCCGTCTGGAAGGACAGCCTGGTCGCAGTCGTCATTGATTTCAGCATCGGCGGCTATGTTCCACAGCTCCTTCTCGGCCTTGGTCAGGTCCTGCCTGCCGGGATGGTTCCTTAGTAAATGCTCAATTTCATGGCAGGCAATAACCCCGGCACGCTTTTCCGGGTCCAGCGCTGATAGCCAAGCAGTGTCGATGTACAGGTTCCAGTTAGCGTCCACTGCCACGGTCTGGAGGCCATCCACAGCATGTGGCTGCAGGGCTGACAGTGCCAATCCATAGTAAGGTCGAACTGCTCTGGCCAAAAGCAAGCTGTCCTCAACCAGTTTGACTTCATCGCCCTTAAGCTCCCGTGCAAATAGGCCCATGTCGACTCCTTCCAGTGAATTAGCCCCCAAGTTCAGCCAGGAACCTTAACAGCTCCTGGCTGAAAAAGGAAGCTAATTCTTTACTTGCTGCTTTCCTGTCCTGACCGGGGTAGCCCGGAGCTGGCTAACCAGTTCCTGCATGGTGGCATGACAGCCCTTCTTGAAGCCTGCCAGGTACAGGTCCTCACCTGCCCGGAACATGAACAGGCAAGCACCGGCAAGGACCAGGCACAGGACCGACAGTGCAATGACGGCGATAGTCATTTCACGCCAGCCCCTCTAAGACGAGCCGCCAATCCCATTGCAGCTTTAGGTACTTCTCCATCCGACATGTCAAGCAAGGAGCTGGCGGGTCCAAGGGCGATATCGGGGCGGCACTTTGACAGAATGTTCCAGGCAGCTTCAATCCTGGCCGTGCGCTGTGGGTTTTCCGTACCGGCACACGACACGACTGCAAATAAGGCTGCATAGGCTCTGTCCCCCCTGTCAGGTACCTTGACCTTCCCGGAAAGCATGTCTTCCGGGTCTGGAAGGTCGTTTTGCAGGAGCCACTCTGCCCACTGGTTGGCAGCTCCCGAACCAACGCAGGCGCTGACCACTGCTACCGCCATCTCTGGAGGGGCAACGGCCAGCGCCCGCGCTGCAGCCGACCAAGAGCGCGGACTGGGCCAGGCGCGTTCCTGTGCGGCATCTTTCGGGACCTGTAGCAGGCTAGTAGGGTTGCGGCTAATAAAAGCCGTCACGGAGGCACGGGCGGAAGCCAAGGAGGTACCACCGCCCCGATGGCCCCACCCAGAAAGCTCGCCCTGAGACCAGGCCTTTGCATCCACGGACCAGTCTAGGTGTGCCCACCGATTGGCCGTAGCTGCTGACAAACTTCCACCATCGGTCGCCGTGTCGGAAGGATTCGCCGCCGCCATAACCCGGCAACCAGAGATGTTGCATTCCCCGACCTTCCTTTCATTTACCACCCTGAGCAGGGCTGCCTGTACGCTGGGCGGCGCACATGACAACTCGTCCAGGATTAGCCAGGCGGCATGCCCTGCTTCCAGGGCCTCGCTAATGCGACGAGCCCAGGGTGGTGGCGTACTGCGTACCGTCCCGGTGCTGTCCGGTACCAAATACCCGCCGACATCAATGGGGTCCAACGTGGAACCAACAAGGACTTCGACGTGTGTGTCAGAATCGTCACCCGCCATGGCAAGAAGCGATGCAGTTTTACCGACACCTGGAGGCCCCCATAGCAGCACCGGCACGTCTGCCTGCACCAGCGCCTTGATTAGTTGCATGTTCATTTTGGCCCAGTCCTTTCCTGTTACGAAGTAACCCTGTTACTTCCGGTTACTTCCCGGCTGCCTTCTTGATGGCATTGGCATCATCGCCACGGCTAAGCGGGGTCATGTCCCGCACGCACGGCACCGAAATCAGCACCGCATCCCGGCGCAGGCGCATGCCGTCACGAACCGGGTAGCACTTGGTAACGGCCGACTTCAGGTCCTTGGCCGACACGGCGGAAGACACGCTGCTAAGTGCCGAATGGCCATCGCCGATACCCTCAATGTAGATGCTGTCCCGCAGGACCAACTCTTCCTTGGTCACTTCGGCGATGGTGCCGGCCAGGAGCCATCCCGGCGGCACATTCAGGACGTGAGTGGTGCCGACATCGTAGCCCTGAGCGGTAACGGTTTCGTTCGTGTTCATGGTCCAGTCTCCTTCTTCTTGGTCTAGTTCAGGCTTAACCGGCTACCTGCCGGCGCTTCCTGTCCTCATGCTTTTCAAGATACTCCACCACTGCCAGCGCTGTCAAGTAGGTATTTTTAGCTACCCTGAAGCGATTGCACTGATAGCAAAGCAGGCCCCGCACAGCCAGGCGCTTCTTGTCTGCAGGAAGGTCACGATACCGTGGCAAGTGTTCGTGGTCCACAAATACCATGCAGTCCCCGAGTAGGCTTTTCCTACAAGTGGCACAGGACCACCGCTGTACATCCCCCAGTGCCTTCCAGTCACCGCCACTAAGACCGTACTTTTCAAGTGTCTTCCTTGCTGGCTGCTTAGCCCTAGGAGCCATCACAATGTATCCCCTGCTGGCACAGCTCCAGCCTGGCACCTTTCCAGGCCCGGTCAGTCTCCAACTCGAACCTGCGGTCTGACTGTCGGGTCAGGGCCAGGTAATAGGCAAGACCGACCAGGGAAGACAGGTACAGGACCAGGAACAGGAAGGTGCGTTTCATTTTGGACTCCTTGCTATGTATTCGATGGCATGTAGCATTCTCTCCGTACTGTCGTGCATCAGACCAAGCGCCGTGTTGCATCCCTTGTGTAGTATGCCGCGAACCTTGCCGGTTTCGTGGTTGTGGTCAATGCAGAACTTGCCAAGCTTGAACTTAATCTGTCTCATACAGATTGGGCAAACCGTGTTCTGCTTAATAAACAGGTCAATAACCTGCTTCTTTTCCATCCCGTAAAGCCTTCTTACCTGGTTCCAGTAGTGCCTTGGCTTGTTGGCCTGATAGTACTTCTTGGTGTAGTCCGGGTCTCGATATGACACTACGAATACCTGCGCTGAAGGAACCCGAGACTAACGAACATCAAATCTGCCGTACCTTCTCTGATTTCATGCAGCATCCACACTCCTCTTTTGGTGTGATTGCCTTGCGGTCCAAGATAGCCTTCGTCGTGCTGATAGCAGATACCAGCAAACAATCCTATCGACTGAGTGACTGGGTGAATCGCTATATCCTGCAGTTGGACATGTCCCATTACCGACGAAGAATGGCGACGACGAAGTAGGGCAGCAGCACTGCTAACAGGACGACCCATGTTTCCAGAGGTGAAGAAGTGAGAGTAAGAGAAGCCATCAACCTGGGCAACCTTAAGAAACGGGTAAACCTTCCATCCTGCTTCTTTGTATCCAAGGTCGGCACTGGACAGGAAGCCCTTCCATTTTGGGTTGTGCTCTGCTTCCCGGTCGATTCTGTCTTCATGGTTTCCCAGGGTGAGGACCTTAGCTGGCTTGTAAGCTCGCTGTCGGTCAATGGGCTTGACAAGGAAGGACATGGCTTCTTTGGTTGCTGCGATGTCATCCGCGTATCTCTTCCCTTCCGCTGAAGCCTTGCCAACCGCATAGCTTGACAGGCTAGGCATGTCCGCGAAGTCTCCAAGGCAGATAATCGAATCGGGCCGCTTTTCGGCTGCATAGTTACCAATCCATTTCAGGTGTGTGTAGTCAACATCAGGCCGGACCTGACAGTCAGGGATTACCAGGTGTGTCTTGGGCTTAGTCATGGAAGAAAAGGCGCTTCAACAGGTAGCCAATGGCAACCCCGGCGCTGAACAGCCCGGCAATGTGCAGGCAGAAGCTGACCATTACCGTACCTCCTTTAGCATGTCTTCCAGGGACTCCCCTGCCTCGAACCATTCCGTTACGTCCTTGTACCTGGGCAGGAGCAGGAAGCCCGTGTCATGTCCCTTGCTTCTAGCGGCGGCGAAGACCTTTCTCATTAGCGCCATACCAGGTTCATCCCGGTCAGGAATGACCACAACACGACGCCGGCCCCGAATAGAATCAAGCAGCTCAGGGCGGAACGAACCAGACCCGCCGCGATTAGTCGTACCCACCAGGCCATGACTGCGAAGCGTTTCGACATCCTTTTCTCCTTCCACATAGTAAATAGTAGCATCTGGCTTGGCCTCTATATCAGGCAATCGGTACAGGACCTGCCTAACCCCGTCCAGACACCATGACCAGCCTTCCTTAGTCATCTGCCGGCACCGGAATGACTTGGGCTCATATCGCAGCACCTGGAACAGCAGGTTCCCTTCCTGGTCCTGGTAGCCGTACTCAGCAACCAGCCTGGGCCTGGCCGGGGCTGCCTTGGCTTCCTTGGTCAGGAGCTTGACAGCATCAACGAAGTCCAGGCCCTGTGTTTTCTGGACATACTTGATAGGGTCGCCGGTAGCCCCGCACCCGAAACACTTGTAACCCCATTCGCCATTCTCGTACTGTACCAGTGACATGCTTGGCGTGGTCTCTTCATGGAAGCTGCACAGGGCCATGTATTTCCTGCCTTTCGCCTTGGTTATGATTGGCGTTCCTTCCGGCAACAGACCAGGGAGCTGGACGCGCCTGGCTTGGCTTATCTGCCAGGCTTCAACCACGCTTCCCCTTCCCGACCGGCGAAGTAACCGATACGTTGATCGCCCATTCCTCGCCCTGGCCATATCCATTAGTCCACCGGCCATGACCGCCCATCTGGCGCAGCGCTGTCCCGTGATGCTGTCTGTATAGGTGGTCCTGCGGGTCAAGGCAGCGGTGGCCAGCGTCCAGGACCAGGCTGCACCGCTCACAGCGCTGGACAGGTCCTTGCGGCTCATCGCTGTCGGGTAGTTCATCGGCGGCAAACTGCTCCTGGTTCTGTTCCATGTACCATTCAATGGCTCGCTGAAGGCTTCTATGCTTGGACCTGATTTGATTTACAGCGGCATTGATTGTCTGCGGGCTTAGCTTGAGCTTCTCTGCCGTCTCCTTTTGGTTGTAGCCCTGGGCCAGATGGCCAAGCACTTCGGTTTCATGGTCAGTCAGTTTGGTCATTGCTACTTAGCTCCTGCCGCTCGTTTGTTATGAACCCTCCATTTCTGGTAATTGCATATCTTGCAAGCTGTGTTGCTTGCTGGAAACCACAGTTGTCGCATTCATACTTGGTCATCTCTTCCACCCTTGTATTACGGTTGATATGATGTATGCAGCTTCCCGCTTGGTTAGCCCCGGTTTGTTCCTGTGCCGCGCGTGCTTCTCGACGAACATGGCCTGTTTAGGCGTGGCCAGATTAAGCCTTGACCGGGCATTACCTATCGCTTCCCGCGCTTGCCTAGCGGTCGCAACGGCTGAGTAACTGATTCCGAGCCGCCGTAACTCATCAACTTGTCCGGGTAAGGGCGGTCCATCCCAAAGTCCTGCACCTGCTGGACAGCTTTCTGGGACTCCACCAAGCCCAATAAGCCTAACATCTCTAGAGCTAAGGTGTACCGTTCCGACAATGGCTTGGCGCGAAGCGATTCCCAGCTGTCGAGCATGTCTTGCCTGCTTGGTCCGCTGCCGCTCTTGGTAGGCTTCAATTTCTTCCGCAATGGCACCTGAGACATTTAGTTCCTCTCCTTTGGCTAGTCGTTCCCTGACCCGTTCAATGGCCTGTCCAGGGGTTCCCTGTCCTTCGGCAAGCACGTCAATGGCAGTTGCAATACTGTGCCTCCCGGTGACTCCAACGAAGTCGACGACAAGGCAGCTCGGCTTGGAGCTGGCCTGTATTGCCTGTTTGCGGCTAAGACTATCTCCGCGGCCATCGACAAGACCTGGCAAAGGACGCAGGCCACGACCGAGCATTTGCTGAAAAAGAGCGGTCGATTTAGTCGGCCTTTGCATAAAGACCGAGCGAACGTTGACCAGGTCTGTTCCTTCAGTTGCGATTCCATAGTTGGCCAGGACCTGATAAGACCTTCCAAGTCCTTCGAATATGCCGCGCCTTTCGTCGTCTGGTGTTTTTCCACTTACAAACCGCGCCGTTCCCGGCCGGTACCGGTTGATGATTTCGCAGGTTCGCTCAGCAACATCAACAGCAGGAGAAAACAGAAGACCAGGAAAATGGTCCTGTCTTTCCAGGATGGCTTTCGCGACTGCATGTAAGTTCTCCTCGCTTCTCATTATGGCAGACAGTTGCTGCCGGTCTAGGTCTCCAGCCACCGTGTTAACACCGGATAGATTAACACTCTGGAATGAGTCGCGTTTCGCGGTGATTGGAACGAGATAACCCTGGCTTGTCGCCCTCGTAATACCAAAAGGTTCGGTCGACTCATCAAATAACGAAAGGTGCCTTCTGTCCAGTCTCCCGGGAGTAGCAGTAAGGCCGTAGCGCAAACAATCGGGATACGCATTTGTGATTACCTTGTATGTCCTGGCTTCACTGTGGTGGGCTTCATCGATGACTATCAGGTCGAACTTCCCGAAATTCTTTAGCCGGTCTAGCCTGGCCTTTGTACGTACGGTGTCCTTACTTGCAACGACTACTCTGGCGCTGCCACTGTACCGTCCTGGCAGCTCGACATCGACCCTTTCGCCAAGCAGCTCCTCCAGTGTCCTGATAGCCTGGCTGACAAGCTCAAACCGATGAGCAATCCACAAAACACGTCCAGGAAATGAACGAACCACTGCAGCGGCGATTCGTGTCTTACCGGTACCAGTAGCAGCAACAGTAAGAACAGACTTGCCCTGCTCGAAAAAGGAAAGTGCCTGCTGGGAGATGTCATGTTGGTATGGTCGCAGTCTGATTTCATTGGAGGTTCCACCAGCCGACTCTTCCTGGACATCTCCCAGCAGGCTAAGTTGTGGCACCGGCTAGAAGGGGGCTGCCTTGCCCTGGACGGCGCGAATCCGCACGCCACCGACCTTGCGGCCTTCCATCTTGACCGACGGGTCAACGAACAGCTCGACCTTCTGGCCGATACTGGCACTTCGACCGGCAGGAAAAATCTCCTTCAGGGCGTCCGAAGTCCAGGCCTTGTACACGATGGTCTTGGGAGTTTCCTCGAACATGAGAGTCGGAGCTTCCTCGTCGGCACCGGTCTTCTTGTTCATTAGCGTGATAGTTCCATATCCTGAGATAGTAAGAACCACCGGCGGGGTAACGTCTTCCTTTTTGATGAACTTGCTTGGCAGAAGAGAATCGAAGCTGTCGCTGTTCTGGTTCATGTGCTGTTCCTTTCGTTACTTGTTTAACCAATCCTTGGTCTTGATTTGCCGTGCAATGTACTTGGGATTTACCGTATCAGGCCACTCTCCACTTTCCAGGCAGCGCTTCCAGGTTACCTTTGCTTCCTGCCACAACGCCTGGCCGCGCTCCATTTCTTCCGGTTCCAGTGGCCTGACTATAACATCGTAATCAGGGCTGGTCTTAGCAAAAACGAACTGAAAGCCAGGGTCAGGCCAGCCAAGGCAGTGCTTCATTGCGTCTACATATGCAGCGGCCTGGATGTCATAGCCATACCGCTCGATGTCGCGGGCAATGGAGTAGTCCGATACATTCCAGGCTGTTTTCAGGTCCTTCCCGAGTTTGAGTTGTCCATCCATTGCGTCAGGTTTGGAGACCAACTCAATGAACAGTTCCTTATCGAACCAGGCCAGCTTTTCCTGCACTTGCAGCCCAGATTGTCCCACGGCCTGAAAAGCGGCGCTGGCCTTGATTGCCCCAGCCACAAGATTAGCACGTGCAAGCTCCTTGTCGGTTACCAGTATCTGTCCAGGCAGTTCCACTTGGCCCCGCGCGGTCCGTATTGTGATGTCATCGCCCACTTCAAAAACAAGGCGGTCGACCACAGCACCGAACCGCATAGAAGCCGAGCGGGGGCCATAATTCTTGTTAGTTGCCGCATCGTGTGCCGCCTTTGGGCTTTGCTGGATTAGTATCTTGGCCAGGGAAGGGCTAAGTCGCACAGGTTACCGCTTCCACTGCTTCCTGCACGGTATCGCAGAACCTGACCAGGTTAATCCTGTCCGCCGGCATGGTGCCGTGCAGGAACATCCTGGCAAACAGCAACCGGAGCGGCTCATAGAAGCCATTGGTGTTCAGGACCACAATCGGCCTGGGCTTGGTATGGCCAAGCTTCATGTGCGTGGCAATCTCGAACAGCTCGTCCATGGTGCCAAACCCGCCTGGCAGGCACAGGAAGCTATCACAGTTGTCCCAGAAGACCTGCTTGCGGCTGGCCATGTCCGGTTTGATTACCATCTTAATGTCTGTTCGGTAGTGGCGTAGAGCGGCAATTGACTCCGGTAGAACCCCGATAATCTGCCCATTGGCCTCCAGTACGCCGCCGGTGAGCGCGCCCATGACCCCCTTGGAGCTGCCCCCGAAATACACAACTGCCTTGCTGCCTGCCAATAGCTTGCCAGTTTGGTAGGCATCGGTCATTAGCTCCTTGCCGCCCCGGGCGCCAGCGAAGACACAGACATTCACTTGTAATATCCTCTCATGTCAGACGCTCCAGAGGCCTGGTATTTATTGGTTGCCATGGACATGTGCAGGCATCCCCATTTGCACTTCATGGCATATCTGCACCTGGCACCGTCATTGTAAGCTATGGAAAGCATGTGCCGTTCTGCCATGGGCCAGGCATTCTTCCACATTTGCCAAGTAGCTCCGATATGCTTCATTTCTTCCCCTTGGCTTCCAGCTTCTGGATAGCCCGGTCAATGAACCAGGCACACTTCTTCAGGTCCTGCACTTCGTCGTCCTTTCTGCCCGCCCTAAGCAGGTACTTCAAGGCGCTGGCCCGGTGGTAGTCCAGCCCAAATGCCTCTATGATTTGAATGACTTCCAGGCCACCGGCCTTGTAGTGCTCAGGGTTAATCGGGTCTGTGGCCTGGAAAGGCTCGGCGGCGGCTTCCCGGGTCGGCACGTCAGACCATTCGGCTTCTTCCATTGGCTGAACTATACCACCCTGGGGCTGGCTGGTATCATGCAAAACAGGCTTGAACATGATTTCCCGCATAGACAGGTTTGGTATCTCCTGGGTCTTCCGTAGTGCCGAGTCACTCATGCCTGTACTGTACATGACAGGAAAGGGCTGGTCAAAGGAAAAGCTAAGCCACTGTGCGTTAACGATTTTAGCCACGCCGATTCTCCTCAGGCGTGATAAGCCTGCCTGCCCAGTGGCTGGTACCTGGTGTCCATGGCTGCTGTCCTGCCCTGAGGCGCCATGACCGGCCGGCTGAAGCCACTTACCTTCCGGCCCTACTGCTGCCGGCTAGGTGGTCTGTATCACTGACAGGATTCTGACGTGGACTGCTAGCGCCCCGCCGGTCCGCCCGGTCAGGAACCAGTAAGTACCTGACAATCGGTTTAGTCAGGCCAATGTGATTGTGCGTTACTGTTTGCTAGGTTGCGTTTCTGCCCTTCAGGGGCTTCCAGGCCATGTGTAAGCACTGGGTGGTTTCAAGGCCACAACGGGACACCGCAACGGGACCCTTCACCATAATGCCTTAACAGGACCCACTGGTATCATGAAATCGTACTTGCTGCACTTTGCCTAATAGTCCAGTCCTGGCGGTGCTACTATGTGTCTATGCCGAGTAAGATTATCCAGTTCCAGTCCATGCCTGACGGGTCCCTGGTGGCCCTAGATAGCAATGGAAGCCTATGGCGCGGCGTGGTCGATACCGGGTATTACACGCAGCTTGCCGGTTGGCAGCCCACGTATGCATCGGCCAGCACGTTCACCGGTGCGGCAAGCTCCAGTATAGCACAGGCGCAGGCAGGGAACACATATGTCCAGGGTACCGGCAAGCTCAAGTGGACCAAGATTAGCGAATGAAAGGCAGGATATGGGACAGCAACGTAACGCGAAGTTAATTCGGCGCAAGATTCGTCAGGAGCTGCAGCCGCTGTATCAGGCCGTTGGAAGTATGGCCCAGGCGCTGCACCAGCACCTGCAGGAGACCAAGGAAGACAAGGCCCAGGTTGGACAAGAAGACATTCCGAAAACTGCAACTTAAGTGGTACGGGAAGCTCCGGCGCAGCGGCTTCCGGGACATTGAAGGTAACAGTGATTTCAACTGCTTCCCTGTCAGCACTTTGCGTTCAAGCCCTGGGGGTACGTGTCACCTACCCTGGGACTTCAGCGACGACGACGCACAAGGAGAAACCCACCTTCACGGCTGGGATGGCCAGTCCGGACTGGGCGAGGCCGCTAACTGGGAATATTACCAGCGAATCCGTGACTACGCAGAAAGCCTTGACAGGGAAGACAAGACCAGGCATGTTCTACTGTGCTTCCTGGACAAGCATCCGCGCTATGCCAGGAAGCTTACCAAGGGCGTGTCACCAAGGAGAGCTATGTCAATTTGGAATGAGACCATCAAGCAGCTTGGACTTCCACCGGAAAGCGGCTACTACCCCAAGCGTGGCCAGGAAGCCCCGGCACCGGTTCGGCGGCTGAGCAAGTCGGAGATTCGCCGGCTGAGGCTGACCGCGCCGAAGCAGATTAAGGACAAGGCCTGATATGGACTTCACGGACCAGCTAAGGGAGAAGCTGGCAGCCGCCGAGGGGGAACTAGACCGGCTGCGGGGGCTGGTCGCCGAAATCGCCCGCCCGAATGGCATCCTTTGCCGAACGTGCGGCGACACCGTCGTGCGGTGCGCGGCCGACAGCAATCCCGGAGACGAATGCCCCGGCAAGCTCGCCCGCGCTTCCCTCGCAGCCACCCCCCACACCGAAGGGGAGGCTAGCGCACCCAAGGACAAACTTGGAAGCACTTGAGCTGACCTGTTCCGGTTGCGGTAAGGACAAGGACGAAATGGCCGTGCTCAGGTCAGGCGACAAGATACTTGCGCTAATGTGCCGGCAGTGCCTGCAGGAAGCAATAGCCATGTTTGACACGACAGGACCGACCAGCAAGGACAGGTCAAGGGCTAACTAATGACAATCACCCCAGCCCAGCCCAACCACTGGGGCCATATCTATTCCAGTTTTATCAAGTCAATTCGGGAGGCTAGCACCCATGTCGAGGGCATGTCAGGCAAGCAGATTGGCCAGCTACTTACCAACCTATGCGCACTGGGCTGGCAGGTACATGTTGCCGAGCTTGAAGGGGTCATTGCCGGTTGGGTCCTGTGTGGCCCTGGACACGGTCTGCAGCAACTTGGCTGGGTTCTGGTCCGTGAAGAGCTGGGGTTTAGAGGGCAGGGGCTGGCGAAAGTCCTACTTAGTTCGGTAGGCATTGACATGAGTAAGGCGGTTGTTTCTCCATTCGCTCCAAACAGGACAAGGGATTGCAGACTAAGACTGAAAATACACCACCGGCCGTACCTCTGTGTAGCTCCTGCCGATGTCCAGTAGCCGACCATTGCCCTATTCGCGGCAACTGTCTCTGGTGCTGCTGTGAAAAATGGCCCGGTTATCAACCTGACCAAGGAAGAGATAAAAGCTATGCGACAAAACGAACCTACCCGGCGCATTTTCGGCACCGACAACTCCCTGACCTGGGACCAGCAAAAGCCCTGGCTTGAGAAGCTCAACTCGATGCTTATCAGCCGCCTGAATGCCATGCTGCAGACCAGCGAAGTCGGGGACATTAACGAGATAGCCAATGGTATCCAGAAGGCCCAGGCAGTCATGATGAAAGCTACCGGCCAGGGCCAGGACGAGACGGAGCCGTCCGAGGAGCAGCTTGCCAGGGCTATCAAGAAGTAGCCTTGTAAAGCGCCGCACCTGGACCAGCCAGGGCTTTACCCGGGTTACCTGCTGGTACAGCGACGGCACCGTGTCAAGCCGATGGCTAGACCGGGGCGGACAGGAGACAGACTTCGTGACCAAACCGGGAACGTGCCTGAAGCACAGGAAGTCATGAACAGGTTCTTGTTTGCTAGCTGGTGCATTCGCGGGCCTACCGTGCGTAGGGCTCCGCTGGCCTCATGTCTGTTTACGGTCTGGGGCGCGTCTCACGTAACCGGCAGGACACATGCCTGCTATGCTACCAGGTGCTGACGAGGCATTGATATGAGTGGCAACCAAGAAGACCGAAGCAGCCCTGGCCAGGGCCTTTGCAGATGCTAAGCTCAGGGCTACCCCGGAAGCGATTACAGGCGGCCACCAATGGCAACTAGAAGTCCTGAACAGTGCTTGTCAGAATGTGATTTGTATCTGCAGCCGCCGCGCCGGGAAGAGCGAACTGGCCTGCGGTCTGTTATTGCTTACTGCCCAGGACACGGCAGGAGTTTCCTGCATCTATCTGGGTCTTACCAAGGACAGCGCTGGTATCATATGGAGGAAATGGAAGCGCCTGCTTCGGAAGCTCCGGTATCCAGCCGCCCATTCCGATTCGGAGCAGTTGACTGTCCTGCCAAACGGCAGCCGCGTCCTGTTCACAGGGACAGATGATACTCGCCGCATTACACACCTATTGGGGGACCAGCTCAGCGGCGGTTGCGCTATTCTCGACGAGTGCCAGGATGACCCGGGTATCCTACAGCGTACGGTTGAAGACGTGCTCTCCCCCATGCTGGACGAGACCACAACCGAGATACACAAGCCAGGTAGGTTGGTTCTGCTTGGTACCGTGCCCGACGTTCCAGCCGGCTACTTCTGGCGCACTTGGTCCGATAATTTTCAAGGGCCAGAGCTTAAAACTCCCGTAAAGTATGAAGGCAAGCGCTGGGGCTGCTTCGCCTGGTCCAGGTTCGATAACCCATTTGAGACAGACAATGAACAGAACTTGCAGGCAAATCTTGAGAAGTACCGATACGAACGTACCGACCCGGAAATCCGCCGCCGCTGGTTCGGTGAGCGGGTCTTTTCGGCCGAATCGAATGCTTACCGGTTCCAGACTGCCAAACATGTGTGGTCACCAGCGGGCCAGTCTAGTCATGCCCTTGGCCCATTCGCCTTACGATACGTTGACTCGCTGTCTGCTTCGCTGCTTGGACTGTCACATTACGTGGTCGGAATCGACCAGGCCCAGCGAAGAGACAGATTTGCCATGGTGGTATGGGGTTGGAACCCCTCTATCAAGGACCGGTTTCTACACGTAGCCGAGGCCGTAACCGAGCCAGGCGCCGACCCACAGGAAAGCGAATGGCTGGAAGTCTGCAAGCTACTGCGCAAGCAGTACGGCGGCAGCATGGAGTTTTGCCGGGATGCCGGTGGCAGCTCAGCCCCGGTAAACGACCTGCTGCAGCTTAGCCACGGCATTACCATTGTCAGCGCAGTCAAGTCGCCCGGCTCTGTCAAGGCCAGGGTGCAGCGCCTGGCAGACCTGTTTCAGCGCGGCGTGGCCAAGGTAATGGAAGGCTCGGAACTGGAGCAGGACCTACTTACCGCCAAGTGGTCCATGAAGGCCAGGGAAGCCGGTAAGTGGGAATTTGACAAGTCAGGTAAAAGCCCGGACCTGGCTGACGCGGCAAGTTATGCCCTGGACTTGCCCAGCTTCACTACCATTGGCGCCCCTAAGCCTAAGCCCCCTGCCATGACCGAGGCTGAGTTTTTAAGGAAGGAGCGGGACCGGACCCTTGCCAGCCTGATGAAACCGCAGCCTAAGCGCAGGCAGAGCCTTACGGGAAGCCTGTGGCGGCCAGCGCCGGGTTAAGCCCCGGAAGCCTCGGAAGCCCTGGAAGCCCTGGAAGCCCAGGAAGCCCAGGAAGCCCTGGAAGCCATGGAAGCCATGGAAGCCCAGGAAGACATGGAAGACCCGGAAGCCACGGAAGCCCTGGAAGCCATGGAAGCCATGGAAGCCCAGGAAGACATGGAAGACCCGGAAGCCACGGAAGACATAACAGCCACAGCCATGATGGCACCTTACCGCCGACAGTCGGCCCTGTCAAGGCATTTGTATGAATGCTTGACCCACGTAAGCTTAAGACCCTACTTGGCTACATTTGTGACGACTTTCGCGGTCGCTTCCAGGAGATTGACCTGGAATTTGATGGCCTGAAGCTTAGCGTCAAGTTTAGCCCAGGACAGGAGCTGCCACAGGCCGCTAAGCCCGTGGCAGGGAAGAAGCCGGAAGTCAGGGAAGTCCGGCCTGCTATTGAAAGCTTCAAGGAGAAGGCTCCTATCTTTGCGTGGGACCTGAAGCCATGACCCTGAAATACTGCGGCGGTTGTGGTCGATGGCTTGAACGCGGTTTGTTTAACGCCAGACAAAGAAGCCTTGATGGATTACAGACCCAATGTAAGGCATGCAATTCAAACAGACAAAAGAACCGTTCAAGGGAAGACAAGGACAGAGAAAACTCAAAGCACAGGGCGCGCAAGAGACAGCGAATGTGGGTTAAGGGACTGTCGGATAGATACGGAATGACCGCCCAGGAGTACGACCTGCTTCTTGAATCTCAGAATGGACAATGCGCCATGTGCGGGACTGACAATCCAGGACCGGTTAGAACCGGAGGAGTTGATAGAAAGTTCTCCGTTGACCACGACCACGAAACCGGGAAGGTAAGGGCAATTTTGTGCAGCAAATGTAATACCGGACTTGGCATGCTTGGAGACAATCCAGCAGAAGCCGCCGCCATGCTGCTTTCCTATTCAAAGCTGGTGAATCCAATCGATGCCGACTACTTCTAAGAAGACAAAGCCCATTGGGCCAAGCAAGGCCCTTCGTGAACTAGACAAGAAAGCTGCCGAGTTAATTTGGTGGCTGCAGGATACGTCCAAGGATAACGACCCAAACGGACTGAAGATGGCTCGCGCTATTCACAGGGCGGCCACTGCCCGGGAGATTTCATACATTCCCACTCGCTGGCGGCACCTGGTTTATTTTCGCGAGGTTACCGGTCGGCCTAGCCTTTCACAACTGGCCTACGGAATGGCGAAGCGTCCACTTTCCTTTGTCAACTATTATTCGTCGTTTTCTTTCAGCGGCGTTAAGTCTAGAAGCTGCGCTCAATGCGCCGATATTTACCAAAACCGTCTAATGGGACACCAGTCATTCGTTAGCTTCCTGCCTGACAATGGCGATTACGAAGAGACCAAGAACGCACAGGAATGGGAAAGCTGGATTGAAGGTGGTTTTGACCAGCTTAATTACTGGAGCGAAAGGGCCATTATGGGCCAAGAATCAACCTGGTACGGAACCGGGTTTATGGGCTTTGACCTTGGCACGGACAAGGACCCAAAGATTGGCGCTGTTAACCTTGACGAGCTGCTATACGAAAATGCAGACGACCCGGAGCCTCATGACGTGATTTGGCGGCGCTGGGGAAGAAAAACAGAGCTGCTTCAGATATACCGAGATAACCCAGCTGCCTGCGAAGCCATTGCCAGTGCGGCCACTGCGCAACCCGCATTCTTCTTTGGTCGCGGTAATCTCGACGTGTCCGATATTGTGCCGTATCTCATAGGATACACCAACGGAAGCAAAGACAAGCCCGGTATCAAGACCGTTTCAATTGGTGACTGGAGCGAGACGGCAGAATGGCTGTACCCTCATCCGTTTGAAGGCTGGCAATTCTCTACCATGCCCGGTTCCGTCTTTGGCCAGGGCCTGGTTGAACAGACACTGCAAATCAGCCAATGGATTGACGGCATTCTGTCTACAATGCAGGAAGCCGAGCAACGTGGAGGAGCTGGTAAGTGGCTGTACGGTGAGAACTCCAACGTCAACCCTGACGCGCTTGGTGATACCATCGCCGCCGCCGTTTCATACCTGGGCGAGAAGCCAGAATATATCACCCCTGAAGGTATTGGCCAGTGGGCGCTGGGCCACCTCACTGCCCTGCAGAACCTGCTTAGACAGATATCACATATCAGCGAACAGGCCATCAAGGGAGAAGCACCCAAGTCCTTTACATCCGGCGTGGCTCTAGAGAAGTACAGTGAAATCGATGACCAGAACTTCCTGGAGAAGATTGGCCGCCTGGAAGAGTTTGACCGGCGCTGCGCCTATCAAATGCTCATGCTTGGCCAGCGCACGAACTGCCAATTCATCCGCAAGGGCAGCGACCGGAAGCCAATCAAGTGGCAGGACCTGAAGTGGAACCCTACTTACCGCATTGATAACATCCAGGCTTACAATGTTGGCCGGCTTAGCCAGACAGTTGCTGGTCGTATCCAGGTCCTCAAGGAGATGTATGCCGAGAAGACCATTGACAAGAAGCTGTATATCAAGTTCCAGCAGACCCCCGACATACGGGGCATGTTTAGCGAACTTAACAGCCCAGTTGATGACATCCAGGAGCAGCTGGATAGCCTGGTCAAGGGAGATGAATACATCCCGCCCACGCCGTACATGGACTTCCCCTTCGCCCAGCAGGCAGTCGAGTCCAGACTGGCCAAGGAAGAGAAGCTGAAGAGTCCACAGGAAGTCCTGGACAGGCTGCAAATGTGGCGCGCAACCGTCATTGAAATGCAGAAGCAGAACACCACGCCAGATGCACCGCCGGGCCAGCCGCCCCCGCCCGGCGCAGGTCCGCCCGGGGCTGGGCCGCCCGGACTTCCCGGCGCTGCTCCCGGTGGCCCAGGGTTTGGCTTCCAGCCCCCGCCCCAGCCGGCAGGGGTAGCGCCTATCCAGCCCAACTCAGGGCCGCCACCGCTTCCAGGGCTTAACACGAATGTCAGTCCCGGCACTATCTAGTCGTCCATGTCCTGGGCTGTCTTGACCTGTGCATCCCGTTCCTTCACAGCATCGGCCAGCATGGCGGCCAGGGCCAGGTGCGACTTATTGCCAGTGGCTTCCCATGCGGCTACCAGGTCTGCGGCGAACTGAAGTGCAGTTTTCATGTACCTAATATCATCCCTATCCAGTAAGAAGTCAAGCACCATGATACGATTAGTGAACACCGCGTCAAGGAGATACTAGTGCTGGACTGGTCCATCCAAATACAGCCACGCCCCGAGCACCGCAGTCCCGAGTCCAGGCTGGTCACGATTAGCAAGGCAGGTAAGTACGTATTCCTGGAGGCAGATAACATGAGCCATGCAATAGACATGATTTGGTCGTGGCTCGAAAGGGAGGAAGCACATGGCAGTGAATGAACAGGGCAATCTAGTGCCCGCTAATCTCGGCGCCAAGCCTGAGATTGTCGAGACCAAGACCGAGCCGACTATCCCCAACGCTGACGCTGCCCTGGAAGCCATCAAGGCCCGGGTCAAGGCAGCTAACCCGCACCTGGAAGACCCGAACCTTCCTCACCAGCTCAAGAAGCCGATTGCCCAGGCAGCCCCGGTCAAGCCCGAGCTGGACATCAAGCCAGACGATAAGGCGGTCCTGTCCGAGCTGGCCAAGGCCCAGGCCAATCTCAGGGAAGCCCACACCAAGTTGAAGGACCTGGAAGCCAAGACCGGCGACAGTGAGTATGGTGCCAAGGTAAAGAAGCTCTGGGCAGGCACTGACGCTGAGAAGCTTAGTGTCCTGGGCGAGCTGTCAGGAAAGGACCCGACAGAGGCCCTGGCTGACCTGGTGGAGCTGTTCTATAACCAGGACGGTGGCACGGGCAAGGCAGGACAGCCTGTCCCGCCCGATGCTAACAAGCCGCTCCTGGATAAGCTAGAAGCCATGGCCAAGACCATCGAGGAGCTTAAGGCAGCCCCGGTCAAGGTCAGCCAGGAACAGGCAGTGCAGGGTACCCGGGCCTTCCTGAAAAGCCAGGTCGAGAAGCTCAAGCTGGACATTACCAGCCGGGCTGAGAATATCGAGGAAGCCATTGACAAGGCCCTGGCCAAGGCTCCTGACATGGTCAAGAAGCTCGGCTTTGACCCGGCTAACCTAGCACCTGACCAGGCCGAGAAGCTTGCGGCCGAGTGCATCAAGGCAGCCGAACAGGACTTTGAACAGCTTGGCAAGCGATTTGGGAAGACCCAGCCGGCTCAGAAGCCTAGCCTGTACGACAAGCCCATCCCCCGCGCTGCGCCGCGCCTGGAAGTCCAGGCAGGTGATTTCAAGCCCATGCCGACCGGGAAGGGCTGGGCTGACTATGTGGAGCGGGTCCGGTCGGCCTGGGAAGGGTCTAAGACTTAGCTTTATTCCTCGTCCTGGTCCTGGTTAGACACGGAATCGTCTGCATCGTCGCTGATGCCACATCCCTTAGGGCAGTTACCTGACGGGTCAAGTTCACGTGCGCAGTTAAAACAATGGTCGTTACACTCGCACTTAAGGCCGCGCAGATACTTGCGACAGGGCTTAGCGGGCTTTGTCGTCGTGTTCATGCACCTACTATCGTCCTGACCAGGAAGTTTATCAAGTCCTAAACAGCCATGTCCCGACGATAGGTGAACACCGCGTCAAGTCCAGGAAGCCTGTCAAGGCATTAGTACGACAGAAGCAGTCCAGCGATGGCCTGCCCCAAGAATCGGCCCGGTAGCCAAGCAAACCAGTAACCGTCCTAAAGCAGCGGAATGGCTGCGGCGGACTTGCTTAGGAGACTACCGAGTATGGCTGACGTTCTTGACTCTGACTTTGAAGCAGTTGCTATCCAGGCCCTTGACGACCTGTGGCTTCCTGTTTTCGTTCGTAACCACCCCTTCCTTGACCGCCTGACCATGAAGAAAGCCGGCGGTACCGGCTATCGCATCCCGGTCGAGACCGGCCCGGGCGGTGGCGCTTCGGGTGACTTCGCTGACTCGCTTGCCAACTCGGCCGAGAATGGCTTCACCGGTGCTGGCTTCACGGTTAACCCGGCCATTGTCTACGGTAACACGCGCATTCAGTGGCAGATGCAGCCCTACAGCGATACGCCGCAGTCGCCGGTTGATATCGCGCTGAACAGCACCAAGAATGCCATGGAGATTGCCACGGAAAACCTGGCTAACATGCTCCTTGGCCAGACGACCGGTGCGGCCGGCGCGTATGCGCAGATTAGCACGGCCAGCAACACGTCGGGGACCATTTGGGACATTACCCTGACCCTTCAGACCGATGCGCCCAAGTTCAGCATTGGCCAGTCGGTGGTTACCAAGGCCACTGCCACTTCGGTCCTTGATGCCGGCTCGGGCAAGGTCCTTGGTGTTAACGCTATTGCCGGTATCATCACGGTTGACGCGGGAAGCACCGGCTTCACCCCCACTGCCAACCATATCATGGGCCTCCAGGGACAGCTCCTGGCCGCCTCTGACGTGTCTGGTCAGTATGCGTCGGTCCTCCAGTGGGTCCCGACCGTTGACAACCGCACCAGCGGCGTGCCCACGGTTTCGCCCTTCCTTGGCGTGACTCGTACGGCGCAGTCTAACGTTGCGGCTGTTTCGGGTTGGGCCTTTGACGGCTCGGGCGTTCCCATTTTCCAGGCTGTTTATGGAACGGCGGCTTACATGGCCAACGCTTCCAAGATGGCCCGGCCTGACTGCCTGTATGTCAACCCGCTGGTGCTGCCGAAGATGGCCCAGGAGTGTGACGCCAAGGTCCGCTATGACATGTCCAGCACCAAGGGTGTCGAAGTGGAGTTTGCGGGCTTTGAGGTCGTGCTGCCGACTGGCAAGTGCGATGTCATGGCCGAGCCGTCGGTTCCTGTCAACCAGATGCTCCTGAGCAAGTCTGGCAGCTGGGAGTTTGCCCCTCCCGGTGGTGGCAACATCTTCCGCCCCGCCACTAACGGGAAGCTCATCATCGACAGCTTCACGGGCAATGAGTCGCGCTGCACGGTCATGGCAACCGGATTCTTCGGCTGCAATGAGCTTATCAGCAATGCATGGATTAAGGTCGGTACTCCCAACGGCCTGAAGTTCTAAGGAGGCCTGAACCATGGCTAACGTTGGAAGCCCCGCACGGGGTTACTACCCGGACCGCACCAGCAACATCGGTGCTGTCAAGGACCTGTTTGTTAAGTTCACGGTCGGGGCTACCCCATCGACCATTACTCAACAGACGACTGGCGAAATCCTCAGCATTACCAATACCGGCACTGGTGCCTATACCATCCTGTTCACGCAAAGCTATTTCCAGCACGTGGAGCTTAGCGGCAGTACGGTACAGGCATCTTACGCCAACACCGGTGTCTGTAATGTCGAGCATATCGCCGATGCAAACCAGGCAAAGAACGGCAGCCTAAAAATCCTGCTTACTAACGCTGCAGGAGCTGCCACCGATGCCGCTAGCGGTGACGTGGTGGTCATCAAGTACGCTGTTCAGGTCGACAGCATCACCAGCTAAGGAAGCTTCGACATGGTGAATGTTGACGCTTTTAAGGCGCACATGAAGGGCCTGATTAAGCCCAAAGAAGGCAGCCCTGCCGAGGAAGAATCGGAACCGTCCGAGGAAGCCAAGGCAGAAGGGGACGAGGATGGCCTCAGCCCCGGCGACCAGGCAATGAAGGCAATCAAATCAGGCGATGCAGCGGCGCTTGAAGAAGCAATCCGGCGCTGTGTCGACACTAAATACTAGACCAGGAGAATACAATGGCTGACGTTCGCAGTCCCTTCAAAGATGGTTTGTTTACCGAGAATGGCTTCCTGCAGAAGACCATGATTAAACCGTATTGCCAGGTCGGTGCTGACGCTTCCGGCTCGGCAACGCACATTACCTGCACCGGGGTTGTCCCGGGTGACCAGGTTGCGGCAATCTTCAACGTGACTGACCATGCAATGGCTACTCAGTTCGAGAAGATTGTTACCGTGGCTGACCAAATCCAACAGGCCACTACGGACCTGTCGGCCAAAACCCTGGTCATCCTGGTGTTCGCGCAGTCGGCCGCTTAACTTACCCGGGGCTGGGCTGGCCTTCCCTCCCTGGCCTGGCCCCGGGCTTTCTTATGCCACTTAGCAACGACACGGGCAAGCAAGGCATCTCGTCCAATGTCGCAGAATTAGTGCGCAGCGGATACCCCCGAAAGCAAGCAGTTGCGATAGCCATTTCACATGCCAAGCAAATCAGGAAGAAGAAGGCACACCGTGGTTAGGGAATATACCGAAGAGCAACGTGCCAGGAGAAATGCGGCTGTCAAGGCGTGGAACAAGCGAAACCCAGAGTACAAGCGCGCGTGGGATAGGGCCAATTATCCAAAGGTAAAGGACAAGAGCCTGGCATATTGCAAGGAATGGCGCTCTAAACACAAAGAGAAGGGCAGAGCGTACAACTGGTCAAAGAAGTACGGCATTACCCCGACAGATTACCAGAGACTTCTTGACAAGCAGGGCGGCGTATGTGCCATGTGCAGGAAGCCACCGCTTGAAGCCGAATTTCTAGCAGTTGACCACGACCATGAAAGTCATGTGGTTCGCGGGCTGTTGCATCGAACTTGCAATACCGCACTTGGTCTTCTCGGTGACAATCCGGTCAGCGCCGCCAGCCAACTGGCCAGATACGCTTGCATGATTGGAGCAGCATAATGGCCCCTGCGGTTACCGTTCAAACCCTTGAGGCTCAGGTTAGGATAGAAAGTGGACTACGCAACAACCAGGTCTTGTCTTCGGCCGATATCTATAGCTTTATCAATGAGGGATACTCGGACCTCAGGGATAGGGTAATCGCAAGGTTCGCTTACTGGTTCAGGCAGGAAGTGCCGTTCACCCTGACCAGCTCCAGCCCTGGCAACATCTTTGACCTGACCACTATTCCTGACTTCCAAATGGCACAGGGCCTGGACTTCTTTACCAGCGCTGGCGTGTTCTATTCGGTCCCTATGTTGTGCAGCTACCAGGAGCGGAATGCCTTTAACGGTTCCTGGCCATTCCTGGGCCAGACCTGGGGCTATAACGGTATCCTGGGCAGGAAGTATTGGATTGACGGGGACAACCTGGAAGTCCTGCCCGCTCAGAACGCGGCAGGTAACTACCGGCTCGTTTATACCCCTATCCAGACCATGCAGCCCAAAACATCACTGCCATTCACCATGGGCACGTCCAGCCTGGCCGCTAACGTGGGCGGTAAGGTCTTCCTGACCTTTGACAATGGCTTCACGGTTGACCCGCAATGGATTGGCGGCAAGATTACCGTCGCTTTCACTAACGGCGGCGGTACTGCCTACAACGGCACTTACAATATCCTGCCTGCTTCTAGCGGCAGCAATGTCTTCACTGACACGGCATGGCCCGGCGGGTCCTTTACCGGCCCCAGCTCAGGAACAATGACTGTCGTGTTCCAGGCTTCCGGTACGACTGACACCCTGCCGCCTAAGCTAATCCCCTGGTCGCAGTATGTGGTGCTGTATGCTGCCATTGCGGTCAGGAACAGCCGAAACCAGGACCCGTCTGCACTGCTCGGGCGCTTCGCTGACATCAAGCAGCGGGTCATTGACCTGACCAAGCAGCGTAGCGAAGGGATTAGGCAGGCACCGATAGCTAACGCCAGATATGGGAATGTCAGTGGCGGCGGTAGCGGCTTCTAACGCCGGGGTAACGCTTCAAAAGCGTACCTTCCAGGACCAGGACCTGAACTGGCTGCAGTCAGACGTTGCGTCTGCCGTCCAGGAGCTTAGCCAGCAGGACCAGCCTGTCATTACCGTCCTGGCAGCCAGCACCAGCGCCGCCCTGTCAGGCAACGAGGATTACGTCTTGGTAGACATGTCCAGCGCGGTCAAGGATGCTTACCTGTTGCTGCCCAGCCCCGCCGTCATGGTTCGAGCCGTGACGGTCAAGCTAGTCAAGCCCGGGAAGGCCAAGTTGTTTGTCAAGGCCAGCGATAACGGCTCGGTGCTTATCAATACCAGCGGCAGTCCTGTCCAGGTCATGGACAGCCTGAAGTTCATCGCCACCCCTACCCAGTTCTATACGGTCTAGTCATGGCTAAGCAAGCAGGCACAGGACTTCCAGTCGAAGTGGTGGACGTGTACCTATCCACACAGGACCAGATACCTGGCCCGCACACGTCTAGTCAGGGCAGGATTACCAGCCTGGTGAATGGCGAGGTGCGGCACTACGCAGGCCCTGGACAGCCCGGTGAACGGGTAGTTGTAGACCAGCGAAAGGGCTTTTCCAACTTGACCAATGCTGCCAGGGATGTAGCATCAGGTAACACCGTAGTCCCGCCCGTCTCTAACCCGGAGCTGCTACATGGTTTGGCTGACCAGCTTGTGTCCGTGTCTAACTCGGTACCACGTGTGTACGCCGGCCTTACCCCCGGCTGGTCAGCATTTCCCACCCAGCGCTATCTTAGTCAGTCCCTGGACGAATCGGTTTATCACACCACGGATAACGTCCTGGAAGTCCCCTCAGGCACAGTGGCAGGAGACGCTTGTGGATTTGTTTGGACCGATACTAGTTACGACGATGACGGGCTACCTATTCAAGGCACCTTTTTTGCTGTAAAGTCTGTCAGCCTCGGTACCTGGATTCTCACGCCCCAACTGCTCTTCCAGGGTGTAACCAATACCTACAGGACCCGCGCACAGGCAGTCACTGACGGCTCGGTCTTCTGGGTCTTCTGGAACAGCACCCCGCCTGACCTGATTAGCGTCAATGTCTATGACCAGTCAGGTGCCTTACTTGCCTTCTCCAGCGTAACCCCGACCTGGATTACTACCAGTCCTGGCTACTGGGATGTAACCTATCAGGGCGCTACGGTGCTGCTCTGCCAGCCCGGGGCTAACGGCCCAGGCCCAGGCGAGTTGCATGTCAAGTATAGCAAGTTCACCCGTGTCGGCGCCGTCATTACCGTGACCGAGCATGTCGACACCACGTCGAGCAGTCAGGGTCCTGTCATGTGGATTACCAACGACAACGACCCTGCCAAGGCATACCTGGCCAGCTATGGCCCTGGAAGCCCCGGTACTGTCTTTACCTACCAGGTTGACCCGGCTACCCTCACGCAGACTCACTCGAACGGTCATGGCACGCCGCTGTCCCTGCCCGATGCCTTTGCCGGTTACGTGACAGGCGCTGGGCCATTCGGTGAGGTCGTGGCCTGGACAACCCTGGCCAGCTCCAGCGCCGTCGGGCCTAAGTTTGACCCGGCGACCAGGCAGACCGTGTCCAGTATTGGCAGGGCTAATAACAGCGTGGCCCTGGTTAGTCGTGCCTTCAAGGTTGGGACTGACTACTACGCCAACACGTATTACCAGTCAGGCTCTGGCCAGGTCCTGGCCGAGTCGCCCATTTCGGTTACCCTGGCCGGTGGTGATACATTCATCGGCAACGGCATCCAGAAGGTGCCGGTGCAGGCTGGTGACTTCACGCAGGGCGCTGCCTATGCCACGTCAGGCGTAGCCAGCCCAGACCCGGGAAGCGCCGGGCTTAGGACTGTCTACGAAACTACAGGCTTCATTGCAACTAATATCCAGGCAGGCGATACCGTGTCGGTTGTAACCCAGTCTGGTGGCGTTCCTGGCTTTGGCATTCCTGACGGCACTGCCATGCTCAAGTGGCACCTGGCAGGAGTGACCGTTGCCGATACAATCAACGGAGCCAGGCTGCAGATTCAAAGCAGCACCGGGGTTACAGGCGCCGACGGTTTCTATCATGTCGTGGGCTATAACGGCGTTACCACCGAATTCTACACCCTGGCCAAGGTAAGTGACGGGACTTACCCGTCTGGTACCTTTGCAGCTACCGGAACTGCCACGGCCACCGTAATGGTTGCCTATCAGGTCGTTGCTAATCCTGCCATTACCAGCCAGTCAATCGCCAACTTCTACAACGGCGGCAGCATTATCGTAACCGGCTCGGGAAGCGCTGACGGGACCAAGACCATTGATTACCTATTCCCGTCCATCCAGCGCACGGCTGGCTATCCTGACGTGTTCTTCTGTATCAGGGGCAGCGAAGGGTTTAGCAGCAACATCTTTACCGCCGTGGTAGCCCCGGTTAGCCCCGGTTCCTGGCATTTCAGCCTTGGCCCCACGTTTGACAGCAGCCTGGACGGGTCATTGCTTAACGTGACCGGGGCTGACGTGGCTAGCAATAACGGACTGTTTACAATCACCGCTGGATTCACTGGCGAACTGGACACGACCGACGCTGATGCCGCAGCCCTGCAGCCCGAAATCTTTGGCAGCCCGCCGCCAAGCATGGAAATTGACCTGGCAGCTAACCAGACCCCATATACCTTCACCATTGCTTCCCTGGCCACTGACTACACGTTCTATAACGCACAGGTACAGGTCGGTAACAGTCCAGACGCCACTAACAACGGCGTTTACAAGATTACCTGGCTTGACCCGACCAATGCGCACCGGTTCCAGGCCTTCCCGACCAATGGCAAGACCGACCAAGTCAGTCAGAACTTGATTGCACCTACCACGGTAACTATTGTCAAGGCAGTTGCTGTCCAGCCCGAGCTGCAGCCCATGTGGTACCTGACCCCGATTAGCAACAACAGGCAGCCGCAGATTGGCTGCTATGAACGGGGCCTGGCCTATGCGGACTGGAAGATTGAGGGGGATAGCGCCGGCCCTGACCTGTTCCCGTGCAGCCTGTCCAATGTGTTCAACCTGGACCAGTCAGGCACTGGCCTGGGCTGGCTGCTTCCATTCAGGGCCAAGGCGGTCACGGCAGGGCAACAGGTCGTGGTCGGGTCTAACATCATCGAGACCAGCCAGGAAAGCACCATTGGCCTGAAGCTCTTCAAGCTCCTGACCAAGACCGGCCATGCCACTGAAGCCTTCCAAGAGCTGGTCATGCCCGGCCCGCTTGCCGGTGGCTTCACCTCCAGCGGCTTCCAGGAACAGGGCATGCTGGTCGGTCCTGAGACGCCATTCCTGGTCAGCGAAAGCAACGACACAGGTGCGTTCGGTATCACGCCCGGCACCATCTTTGTCCAGGCAGTGTGGGAAGCCACTGACGACAATGGCGAGCGGGTCTGGTCCTACCCCAGCGCTGCTATGCAGTATGTCCTGGAGCCGGGCAATAACACGGCAGTATATGGCGGCAGAAGCCCATTGCCGTACCTGACCAGCGGTGTACCGTCCAACTCTGTCTTTGGCCTGACCAACCGGACCCATATCACGCTGTCCCTGTA